ATGTGTGATGAATAGTTTTTCTTTCTACGATTTCGTATTTGGTCATGTCAATAATGGTTAATAGTGTTTTTAAGGAAAATGAAAATGAGTGTGACTAAGCACACCCATATGATGAAGGTTGTCATTAAGTGACCTCCGTTAATACGATTACTTTTTCTGATTCGTAGACTTTATCTACAGTTAGATTGATCGCACAATCTTGTTCCATGTATTCAATGTATTGGTCATCTGTCCAATTCATAGAATCACTATCTATTTCGTATATGCCACGCTCCATAGCAACTGCTTTGGCATGGTATACATAAAACATTGATGCAAGTTTTTCTCTATTGAGTTTTTCTGAACTTGCAAAAGTTTTTTGAACAAGACTAAACTCACCATCTTCATTTACTTCGTGACCAATTACTAAATAAAATGTATGGTCATCTAACTCACACTCAAGAGCTAATTCTTCATCCCAATCTTCAGAAGTGTGCTTTGAGTAGGGAAGGCTGGACAAGTAGTCCAACCTTTCTAGTTTCTGGGTGTCATTCATAGAAATCCTTTTTCCTCCATTTCGTCAAACAGGTAAGAGTTTTTAAATTTGATTTCAATATTTAAATCAGATTTTTCTCTGTAATTAACCAACTGGTAAGGACAATCCTTTAACCAATTTTGGAACTCAACATTGTTGTTGAGCCATCCAAAATAGCGTTCTGCTTTTTTAGAATTATCCATTATGAAACCACCTCTAAATCTTCGATCTTTTTCAAAGATTTACAACCTGCATACTCATGGTAAAGATGACGTTGTTTGTAATCTTCAGAATTTTTGTCCTGAGTGTCAGTATCGACAAGAGTACCGCCATCGAATGCCCAATGTTCTGTGTCCTCAATATCAAATATTGATACTGGTATAATCTGCCAACCTTTAAGTCCGTAGTCTCGCTTGGCTTTTCTTACGCATCTGGTAGCGTGTACAATGTTTGGCTCGTAGCCTATAGACCATGTGTATGTACCGTGGCCTACCCAACAGAAAGCAATTACTTCTCTCTCTTGTAGTTTGTACTCAACTTTTTTAGTTGACTTTTTTGACTTTGAATTTGCCATGTGTTTGTTAATAGAAATTAGTAAACAACAATTGAAGGTATAACACCTTCACCATTAAGTATTGCACATAATCCAACAGTTGTCAAGAAACTCGTTAATCAAAGGCATCTCGTTTCTTTAATACTTCTACCTGAGATTCGCATCTGGGACAGGATAGATTAGTCATTACTGAAAACTCCTCATGCTGGGGCATTGAATTATCAATATCAATATCACCTCCCCAAATAAGGTCAGAATCACACCACCAACATTTCATTGTTTTCCAAAAATTAAATCATGGGCAGAAATTTGATAGCCAAGATCCCATGCTCTCTCAAGTAATTTTTTTTGTATGGACGTAGGTATAGTTCCTCTCCTAGACCATTTAGATACTGAACCTGCATCTCTACCTATCTGGCGTGCTAATTCACGGACACCGCCAAATTCAGCTATGCATAATTCATAAGGTGTTTTAATAGTTGTTTCCATAATCTTTATATTGGCATAAATCCAACATTAATTCAAGTAATTAGGCAAAAAAAAGAGGGTTGTTAACCCTCCTCCTTTTTTTGTTTTTCGGTAAACTCAATAGTTGTGCTGTTGAGGTCACCTGTAGTTACTGGTTCAAATTCCCAAGGGCAATCATTATCAAGTAACCATTCGTATAGTTTTGAACTGTTCATTGTTAAATAAGAATTAGGAATAAAAGTAAATAAGGGAATAGTGCAAAAGCCATTTTTAATCTCCAGAAAAAAAAAGGATGTAGGAGTAATTAAACTCCGTACATCTCCTTAAGTTTGTTGCGTGTGTCTACACCTTTGTCAAACAGTGCCTTGAGTCCTGTCTCGTCATTCTGCCAATGTCTGAGGTCATTTCTCAAAGTATTGTGCTTGTCAATGTCACCACTGATGCATTTGATTTGCCAATCAGCATCAAATGTCCAACCACCTCTGTCAGCATCTGATTGACTCTTGGCTAGACCTTCATCGCTGATTACGGCAGCTAGTTTCTTGATTTCCTTGTCTACCCATTTTTCCATAACAACTGGCAAGCTTGAGAATTTTTCCCATTTGGCCATTTGCTTTTCATTCTGGATAGCAAGTTTTTCGTCACGCTTGGCCTGTTTATCAGCATCTGTTTTTGCTTGCTGCACAGACTTGCCTTCTTGTTTAGCACCTCGTCTGTCACTTCTGTACTGAACGTATTGGGTCATGTAACCGTTAGCTGAGTTCTCACCGTAGCGGTAGTTCCACATCATCTGGAGATGAATTTTGAAATCTTCGTTGGTGGCAGTTTTGCCAATAACGACTCCATCAATCAGGTTAGCCTTGGCTAGTCTAAATTTATGGTCGATAACCTGATCGGTAACTGCTAGGTGACCGTTAGCTCGCTCTTCACATAAAGCAACAGCACGTTCTCTCTGTGCTCTAGCTTGGTCATGGCAACGCTCGTAATGAACTTTGCAGTACCAAGGTCTGTGATAGTCATTTGCTTGAACACCTGTAATGTAGTCTTCTGTTTGGAAGAACTTGATGTCTAGTAAACCTTTAGTTAATCCGTAGTAGTAGATTTTTTCTTCTACTAGTTCATCTCTGCGGTTGTACTTCTTCTTAGTGTCAAAGGTTCTACCCTCTTGTTCACGCTTTGCCCATTTCTTATTCCAAGTATCTACATCATGTTGTACTGAAGCAACAAGTTTGTTGTAGATCTCGTCCTGTAAGTCATCAGCGAGGTTTGAAGGAAAGTTGAATTGTGTCATTGTTATTAGAAAATAGTAATGTACTTTCTTAGTGTGGCATATATTCCAACACCTGTCAACAAATTAATTTTAAATATTGCGATTTTCTCTACATTTCTCTATATTATGAATAATTTTATTTATTTCTTATGACACTAGCAGCAGTTAGGCCAAAAACTATTGTTGTTGGTGTTTCAGATTCTGGTCATCGAGTTGCTGAAGATCATCCAAATCATAATCCTCAGATAACTCAGGTGATTGTAGATGCACTACGAGAACTGCATGAAGACTATGGTATTGGCTATGGCTGTCTTTCAATTATGTTCGGTATTTCTCGTGGTTATATAGCCCAGATCTGTCGTTACGAGAAACGTGTTTCCTATGCAACTCGCTACAAAACAATCCAAGTTAGGTAGACCTTCTACTAAACCTGATCCTAAAATTGTTGATGAAATAATTGAATGGATTGCTCATGGTAATACTTTACGGTCTTACTGCCGTCAGAAAAATAAACCTAATTGGAGAACTATTTATAACTGGCTGGAGAAAGATGATGGAGACTTTATCACACGCTTCGCACACGCACGAGATATGGGTGCTGATGCTATTGCAGAAGAATGTCTGGAGATAATAGACGCTCCTCCTCCTTTGTGCGGTTCTGAGGGCAATACAAGGTTAGATCCAGCAGCAGTTCAGATGCAGAAGAACAGGGTGGAAGCAAGGCTTAAGTTGTTAGCTAAATGGAATCCTAAGAAGTATGGAGAGAAGGTAGGAGTAGAAGCAGGTGGATCTATATCTCTGAACATTTCAACAGGCGTTCCACAAACGTGAAGCAACCGTTAATCAAACTAGACTACACACCTCGTACTTGGCAGAGAGAATGCCATCTAAAGAAACAACGTTTCTCGGTCTATGCACTTCACAGAAGGTCAGGCAAGACAGAACTGGCAATCATGGAGCTAATAGATAAGGCCATGAAGACAGACAAAGAACTAGCCATGTTTGTGTACGTTGCACCGTTTCTGAGACAGGCAAAAGCAATTGCATGGGCAAGACTAAAGCAGAAGATAGAACCATTGCGTAGAACCTCTGTAATCGACATTAACGAGGGTGAACTGTCGGTCAGGTTTAAACACAATGGAGCAATCATCAGATTGTTTGGTGGAGACAATCCAGATGCCATGCGAGGACTACGTCTGGACGGCATAGTCATGGACGAGGTTGCACAGTTGAAGAACGAGCTATGGACAGACATAGTTCAACCTGCGTTGAGCGACCGTTTAGGCTGGTCTATTTTTATAGGAACTCCGAGTGGGATTAACCTTTTTTCGGAACTGTATTACAAGGCCATAGAGGAGGACGGATGGACAGCATCAAGGTACACAGTATTCGATACAGATAGCTTGCATCCAGATGAGGTGACTCGTCTTAAACGAGACATGAGTGAAACTAGTTTTGCTCGTGAGTATCTATGTGATTTCTCAGCCCAAGGAGATGACCAGTTGATCGCATTAGCAGATACTGAGGATGCAGCTAAACGTGTATACCAATCAGATCATGTAAAGTTGTCACCAATAATCCTTGGCATTGACCCAGCAAGGTTTGGGGATGACAGATCTGTGGTGTTCAGAAGACAAGGTAGGCAAGCATTTGAACCAGTTGTATATCGAGGTATAGACAACATGGAGTTAGCGTCACGAGTAGCCAACCTAATAGAGGAATATGACCCAGATGCTGTGTTCTGTGATGCAGGTGCAGGCAGTGGTGTAATTGACAGACTAAGGCAGTTGTCGTATGACGTAATCGAAATACCGTTTGGTGGTAAAGCAATCAAACCAGAGCAGTACATCAACCGTAGAAGTGAGATGTGGTGGTTAATGAAACAATGGATAGAAGAAGGTGGTGCAATCCCAAACGATGTAGCGTTAAAACAAGAACTAGCAACACCGATATATTGGTACGACAATGTAGGTAGGCGTGTATTGGAAAGTAAGGATCAGATAAAGAAGAGATTGCAGGGAGCAGGGTCACCAGATTTAGCTGATGCACTAGCACTAACCTTTGCCTTGCCAGTAGCCAAGAAAGTGCCAGAGGATATATACATTAAAAGACGTAAAGCAGCTACACA